CAGTATACGAGTGGCAAAAACGGTGCATATCTAGAATCTGTGGGGTTGGACGATTGGCGCAACAAAGTCAAAGTGGAGCAATGTAACAAACCAAGAACGCTGGGTGGAAGTCAAATGGATCACCATGCTTCAGTGATCTTAAAAGGTGAAGAACTTGGTTTCTACGGTGCAAAAGATAAAGAATCATACGATGCGTACATGAGCAAAATAGGTTTAGACAGATTTGCCCGTGATAAATAAAAAATCTGCGCCACAGAAGACTATTCTCTCCATTGACAAACAAGGCGCGTGGGGTGACGTCTCTTATTATCACAAACTTGAATGCGGACATATTGAAGTCCGAAAAAGGGCGTCATCTGCACCGAAAATTGCTTGCACTTGGTGCGTCATCGGGGAGGAAAAGGGAAGAGAACTCAAAGCATTAACTATCGTTCAGCCACCCACCCTTGAAGAGGTGTGGGATTTTTATGATGAATCAATAAATGAGGAAGTTAATGTTGCTCAACTTCGGGCAGGGATTGCGAGTTCCATAGGTTGTCCACAGGACAGTGTTGAGGTTGTGTCAGAGGTGGGCGAAGACAACATTCTTCGCGTGAACTATGTGACAGTTTTTTTAGATATTGAACTTGCAAAGAAAATTGGGAAATACGAGAAAAACATTTGAACTCCCTGACAGGGGTTGTAGTGTTAGGCGAACATTACACGGATAACAAGTCAACTCGGGGGGGATTTTGGACACTCAGGATATAAGTGACTTTTTTGATACGAGCAAAGCCTCGTGCAAGGGGAAAGACATCACCTTGTTCTATCCAAATCTGCCCGCTGGTCAGCATCGCAAAGATGTTGAATTAGCAAAAGAGATGTGCAAGGAATGTGAAGTCGTTGAGGGTTGCCTAGATTATTCCCTCCGCTATGAACCGCTTGGAGTTTGGGGTGGAAAAAGTGAAATTGAAAGAGAAATTCTGAGACGCCAGCAAAAAATAACTTTGCCACTTGATCGCAGGGCATCACCCACTGTCCGAAGGTCGGTTAACGCAGGAAGAGTACAGAGGATTATTAATAGATTAGACTTAGCAAATGAGTAATGCTTCTGTCCCACAACATGTTGACAGGTTCCTCTCAAAACTGAACGGTGTCCGTCCTACAAGTAATGGCTGGGAGGCTCGTTGTCCATGCCGTAACGACGATAACAATCCATCGCTCTCTGTGGGCTTAGGAAATGAAGACAAAATTCTACTTACCTGCCATCGCGGGCAGGGCTGTTCCGTTGATCAGGTTTGTCAGTCGGTGGGGTTAAAGTTGGCTGATCTTTATCCTGAAAAGAAAGAGGAACGCAAACTTTCTCTTGTCGCTACATACGATTATCGTGACGAAAACGGGAAACTTCTTTTTCAAAAGCAACGGTTCGTGGATCAGTGGGGAAAGAAAACTTTCCGACAAAGACGACCAGACCCTGCCAATAAGGGCAAATACATTTTTTCTTTGGACGACACACCAAAGGTTTTGTATCGCCTACCCGATGTCCTCCACGCTAAAGACAATGGAGAAGTGATTTGGCTTGTTGAAGGTGAAAAAGATGCTGACAATATGGTCGCTTTGGGTTTCTGTGCGACAACACCACCAAACGGTGCGGGCAAGTGGCTTGACATACATACTCGCGCATTAGAGGGCGCTCAGGTGTGGATTATTGCGGACAATGACAGTGTAGGTAGAGACCACGCAAAAATGGTTACTAAAACACTTGAACAAAACGGATGCACTGTTGTCAGTTGGGTTCCAAATAATTTTAAAGATGTATCAGAACTTTTAGGTGCTGGTGGAACAATTGATGATCTAGTTGAAATGAAAGACTCCGAACCTTTGGACGACATAGTCCAACATGAAGAAGAGGAACAACAAACCGAAGCGATCGTTGAAGCGACGACACCACTAGTTGCGCTTGCTGAAAGATTGAATTCCCTGTTAATCCGTGAGGATATTTCGGAGAATGTTCGCTTAACAAAAGCATCAATGCTTATCGGCTCATTTGGACGTGAAGATGAAATTGATAGGGGAAGACTTGTCAATTGGTCGCAATTTTTGTTGGAGACCGAGAACGAAGACTATGACTGGATTATCCCTAATGTTCTTGAGCGTGGAGAGCGAGTAATTGTTGTAGCCGCTGAAGGCGTCGGAAAAACAATGCTCGCAAGACAGGTGGCGATCTGTAGTTCATTCGGCATCAACCCATTCACCATGTCTCGCATGAAACCCATACGAACATTAACTATTGACCTTGAAAACCCTGAGCGAATCATTAGAAGAACTTCGGCGAACATCATGGGTGCAGCGCGCCGTCTTGGCTATTTGGACGGTGAACCTGAGTGTCATATCCTGATTAAGCCGTCAGGTGTTGATTTGATGCGTCCGTCAGACAGATCAATTATTGAAGAAGCAGTTGAGACCATTAAACCTGATCTAATTTTGCTCGGTCCGATCTACAAATCTTTTGTTGATCCGGGTGGCAGGACATCGGAATCAATCACTGTTGAAGTAGCCAAATACTTTGACATGTTGCGTGATTACTACAACTGCTCATTGTGGCTTGAGCACCACGCCCCATTGGGGACATCTTCTACCACTAGAGATTTGCGACCGTTCGGTTCTGCCGTGTGGTCACGCTGGCCGGAGTTCGGTCTATCTCTGACTCCTGACCCAACGGCTGTGGGGGATTATGTCTATGATGTGCGACATTTCCGTGGCGCGCGAGATGTACGGGAGTTCCCGACTAAAATGAGAAGAGGGAAAATCTTCCCATTTGAAGTTATTGAATTTATGAAAGCATCCTGACATGGCTGAAAAAGGTTTAACTAGAGAATTTCTTGCCGAGCGTGACTTGCGTATTTTCAAGATGCGTCAGGCTGGTGTTCCAATCGCTGAGATAGCACGCAGGTTCGGGGTCGGTACTTCCAATGTTTCCAACTCAATCCGAAGGCAACTTGGCAAGTTGAATCAGGAGGCTTTGCTGGCTTACCCCGAGGTTCTTCAGATGGAACTTGAGCGTTTGGATGCTCTGCAATCCGCAATCTGGCCGTTAACACAACACCGAAAACAAAAAATGGACGACGGCACAGAGGTTTCTATTGAGCCAGATATCAAGGCTGTGTCTACTGTTCTTTCTATTATTGATCGTCGCGCAAAATTGTTGGGTATGGAACAAACGAATGTGAATGTTCAAATGGATGTTCGCGATGCTTCTCCGTTGCGGGCTGTTTTGGCTGGCGCACCGGGTGTGGTTCAGACGGAGAAGTTTGATTCTGAGGCTGAGGCTAAGAAACTTTTGATGCTTATGAGCGATGCGGGAATTATGCCTCGTGAGACAATCAAAGAATTGCTCGGTGATTTGTCTGCGTTGGGTGAGGGCGAAGATGATATTCAGGATGCTGAAATAGTTGATGCCGAAGAATGATTAGTATCACAAAAAGAGATTGACACTATCTAATTTCGTAAAACGATAGTTTCTTGCAGTTGATCGCTCGCAGAGATGGCATCATGTATTCCTATGATTATTGCATTTCTTATTACAGCGGCGATCGTTGTTTCAACTCACTCATTCCTGATGAATTCCATTGATAAATTTGACCGTTACGGCGATACTGGCGGTTCATTCCGCGAATGGACAGAGTTTGAAAAACAGAAAAATCCGTTAAATTTCTAATTACCTTTTTCTGTCGTAGTAATACCCTGAGTTTTTCCATTGTTTAACGTTTGGGTCACCAAGCAGTGAGGTCATATTCTTTTCGTATCCTTCGTCAACTGCACCTTCATATTGCTTTGAGTTGCTGTAGTGACCGATGATCGCTTTTCGTGTAATTTGTTTATTGGTTGGTATGAGTGCACGGTGAATTAGATTCCCATGCCAAATGAGAACATCCCCTTTTTCGGCAAGAAATGTAAAGTGCTGAATTTCTTTGTGATCTTCAATCTGCCGTTCTATTTCGTGGTTAAACCACCTGCCGTCTCTAATCTCACCATTATTTTCACCGAAATAAACTGAATACTTGTCAATATCCCACTTGTGCGATTTGGGTATGAGTTGGAATGGTCCTGATTCGGGCAACACATTTTCTGATGCAACCCAAGCACCAATATAGTTATTGAATGCAACTGGGTTGGATAATGTTGAATCATGATGCCAAGGTTTTTCACTGCTCATAGCCCAAGTGTCCACGCGATGAAGAGCAACGGCAAGTTCTAATTCAACAAAAAATTCAGAAATAATTGGACTGCACATTATGTCCATTACTTCGGGATGTTCTAGGTGCTCTGACTCTTTATCCCACCCAAAATTATTTCCATATTGATCAGTTTTGTCGGAGTTTTCTTTATCCCATGCACAATTGTATTCATCTATAAGACTTTCGCTTATAGCCTTTTTGAATACCACATAACCATTTTCGTGGAAAAAATCTATTGGTTCCATTTTCTTATTTATACATCGTCCCTATAAAATATTTCAAATCCGCAGTGCATTACTGCTGAGGCAAGTGTACCAAAGTATGTTTCTCGGTCTAGAGATGAGTCAATCGGTTCCTGTTTTAGTTTCAACGACGCTTTTAGCGCTGCGGGGTATTCAATATCGCGCATTGCTTTCCCGCCATTAAACCAAAGCACATCGCCGAAATCAACTTTTCTTCCTAGTTGCACCTTGTATGGCATCGCCACAAAAATATGGTCGTCAAGTGTTAGGTGGGTAAAAGATACGCATTCTGTTACTGGTGAGTCTTTTAAAGCAAAAAGTTGTGCGAGGTTTTCACCAGATGTTTCGGCTGGAGCCATTGAGCAGTATCCTTCGGCTGCGATGGTGAATTCTGTGATTCCCCAACCACGACGCATGATCACGGAAGCCTCTATTAATGATCGGATCCGCTCATCTTTAGGTATGGAGAAAGTATTTTTAAGTTGAATTATTGTTGCCAACTCATTATTTTTCCACCCAAATATGTTTATATTTAAATCGGAGCCAATTCCATCTTCTTCAATTAAAGAAGTTTTTGCAGTTTTGATTGACTCGGCGCATAGCGCTATTTTGTCAAATTCTGTTTCGTAGAAGCCTGTATACATGTTAGGAAACCCTACTGTATGGTCACTTCGCCAAAATGATGGGGTTGCATTTATGCTATTTATTTTGTACTAGTGTTTTTTCTATGACATCAAAACAACCAAAAAAATCCAATAAAAAGAAGGCTCCCGTCAAGAAGGCGTCTGCAAAGAAGACTCCTACAAAGAAGACTCCTGCTAAAAAGGCTCCTGCCAAAGAGGCATCTGGACTGAAAACTAAGGGACTTGTCGCTGCTAAGGATCCTTATTTGTTGGCAAAAGTCGGTGAAACGAAAGAACAATTCGCAAATGCCGAAAAGTTCATGAAGGTCATGGCTGAACAGACTGCCGTCATCAGAGTTAATGATGTGAAATCTTTGCCTCTTCGCAAGAAAATGCTTGCGTGGTTCAAGATTAGCAAGTAGTCTTAACCCCAATGAGGGGTTTACGAGGGGAAAAATGACAAACGAAGAAACAGTGCTGCCATTTGTTATTGATTCAAACATTCTCCTTGGTGATGTACGGGAAACTCTTGCGTCTTTGGCGGATAACAGTATTCACTGCGTTGTCACCTCACCACCGTATTGGGGTCTAAGGGATTATGGAACTGCCACTTGGATTGGTGGCGATCCTGAATGCTCTCATAAACGGGATAGTAAGTTCAGTGAGAGTTGCTCAACTGGACAGAAACTTCTTGAAGGCGCTATCGGTGACGGCATTTATAAAGTCCAATGCCCTCGTTGCGGAGCGATGCGCAAGGATAGCCAACTTGGTTTAGAGCCAACCGTTGACGAATATGTAGAACATATGGTGGAAGTGTTCCGTGAAGTTCGCAGAGTTTTACGAGAAGACGGAACGCTCTGGTTGAACCTCGGCGACTCTTATGCAGGTAGCAACGGGAATGGGTGGAAGCAGTCAATCGCTTCTACTAATGCTTCTAACGCTGGTGGGGAGAACGAAGATTTCAGAGCCAAAATAGGTCGCGATGACGGCGATCTCAAACCTAAAGATTTAGTTGGTGTTCCTTGGCGTGTTGCCTTTGCTTTGCAAGCAGACGGCTGGTATTTGCGTCAAGACATTATTTGGGCTAAACCGAATCCGATGCCCGAATCTGTTCGCGATAGGTGCACCAAAGCGCATGAGTACATGTTTCTGTTGACGAAGAAGTCACATTATTTCTTTGACAGTGAAGCAATAAAAGAACCAGCAAAATATGCTTACGACGACAGGGGGTCTCGTGCAGACAGCCGTAAAGATGCAGGTATTTCTAACGCAATGCATGGCTCAACTGGAGCCTTTAGGAACAAGAGGTCTGTATGGACTGTGACAACGAAACCATTCAAGGGAGCGCACTTCGCGACCTTCCCGCAGGATCTGATAGAGCCTTGCATCTCCGCTGGTACGAGCGAAATGGGATGTTGTGCTCAATGTGGGTCACCGATGGTCCGTCAAGTGAATCGCAAGAGAATAGCCCGAAACGAACTTCCAGTGAACGATCCTCGTTACCGTCCAAACAACTACGAAGGCGCATATGGGGAAATAAATGGCAAGGGAGACGCAGGTTATTCCCAAACCGACACAATCGGGTGGGAAAAGGCTTGCAAATGCGAAACCGCTGAAACAGTGCCCTGCACAGTGCTTGATGTGTTTTTTGGTGCTGGCACTACTGGCGTGGTGGCACAAAAGTTGGGTAGATCATATTTGGGCTGTGAGTTGAACCCCGAATATGCGCAGATTGCGACTGAGCGTCTATCTGCCGAAAAAGAGAAGTTGAGAATTGCCCGTGAGATTGAAGAAAGCCAACTCACGCTTTTTGAGGTTGCTTCTGAGGGGTAATAAATGTTGTATTATTTACCTACATAGGTATTCCAGTATTTCTCTTTGACTTGGAGGTCAAAAATGTCAGCATCAGCACCACTTCTTCTCCCAATGACGGTTACAGGCGCAGTCGCAACAACTTCTTCAGTTGTTACCCGCGTTCCTGTTTCGGGTCGTGTTCGCGCAATCACGGTTGCTGCTGGTACCGCACCTGTTGGTTCAGTTTTGAGTGGAACAGTTCGCAAGGCTAGCGCCGCTGGAACTGTTGTCGGAACTTGGTCAATCGCCGCTGGTGCAGTTTCGGCTGTAGCAACAATGTCAACCGTTGATGGTGCCGATGAACTCGCAGCAGACGATCTTGTTTACTTGGTTGTTGGTGCAGTTGGTTCGGGAACCGCTGGTTCTAACTTGACCGCTCTTCTTCAAATTGATCAATCAGCAGATCAAGATGGTTCAGATGTTGTTGCAGTAGCAACACTTCGTGGCAACCACCCAGGTGGAGTTGTAGCCTGATAATTAAGTAAGTAAAAATTTAAACCCGACAAATAGTTGATCCCCCACATCCGTGCAGGTCTGTGGGGGATCAACTATTTACGGGCGTAGAACTGTTATAGCAACCCTGTCACTTGCTTTTCTAAGCAGAGCAACAGCATCTTCTTTAGTGCAAATAGCGCACCACTCTGCTATTTCTTTTCCTGTAATAAGTTCTAGATATTCACAGAAGAATCTTGCTCGTCCACACATGAATGGCGCAACACCACATTCCTCTGCATCAGCAATTCCTTCTGCGAGTAGTTTTTCTTTCGCACCGCATGCAAGAAGTATCGCACCCCAAATGTCTACCTCTTTTGAGTACGGGTCATATGTCGTGTGGTTGGAGAACCCATGTTTCTCTAATATTTCTATAGCCTGCTCGTAGACATGATGAGCACCAAGTTCTTTTAATGTTGGGAACATTATTCTGTTTCAATCCCATTTTTTTTACAAAGATCGGCATATGCAAGATTCGGACTTTCCCCTATCCCAACTGTCTGTTGGTACTCGTCGGTGAATAGATCAACGGCATCGCAGTCGTCACCATGAAAGTAATTGAACATAGGTTCGGTGAATTCATCGCATTCTGGGAATGCAATCCACTTTCCGCCTTCATATATCCCGCTATACCTCGCCTGTCTAATGACGACGGGGTAAAGGCTGATTATTTTTTTGGTCATGTCACTTTATTGGGCAGGCACCAGTCGCACAATCGTCAATGGTGAGATCCATTCCTGTTGCCTGACTGAGTGGAATGCTCATGTCAATTTTCTTTAATAGCGAACCATACTGTTCTGGTGTGATTTCTTCGTATGGAGGCAAAGGGAAGTTGTGGTCGGCGTGAAGTAGGAATGAAACAGACTTGACACCTGTGTCGTAGTTCTTGGAGAGCCACTCTTTGATGGATTCAAGTTCTTCCTTGCGGTAGTACACGGTCACCGAAACGGCGTTGTCTGCCCACTCGGTTTGCATTTTCCGTACCCACTCAAGTTGCTCAACGGCTGTCATGTTTTCTGCGAGAACTGCGTTGTCTGGTGACTTGCATGGGAATTCAACGACGTAGCGTGTGTGGTCTTCGCGACCGTCAATGCCGATATCCCAAACAACCTTGTGTCCTCGTTTGCGGAGACCGTCAACAAGGGCGTCAGACGCTCCAAAACGCACCCTACGGATGTAGAACGGTGCGAATGCGGGATGAATGCCCGGAGTGATCCCGGGGAGCAATGAGAGCGTCCCTGATGGCTGAACGGTTGTCAACCTGACAGAACGAGGGAAACCTTTTTCCTTTGAATAGTTGACATCAAATTCGTCAAGGTTGCGGTATGCCTCATCCAACCAAGAAACCTGTTCCTCGGAAGCCTGTAGAACACCAGAGATGCTTTGTCCTAGACGCGCATTTTTGGCAACAATTGCATTTGTTTTGGCGTAAGGGTAAGCAAGACGAGTGATTTGCTTTTGAACCATGTAAAGGAGTTCTGATAGTTCCTTGAACTGCTCAATACTGCATATGTTCGGCAAGAAAATTGTCGCAAGGTTGCAGGACTCTCCGTCACCCAAACCAATTTCTGCACATGGGTTGAATCCTTCAATAGTTTTATCTGCTCGTTCTTCTTTGAGTCGTCCGAACTTTCGGGCGAGGCGACGATTCACCAAGCCGTACGGCTCACCGCCACCTGTGTAGCCCTTCCATAGTTCTGGCATGATGTGGTCGTAGTAGTCGGCGTAGATGCTGTTGTTTGAGTTTGCTCGGTAGCCGGGGATATCTCCCGAAGCCCAGTTCTTTGCTCGCAAAAACAGAACATCGTCAGGGTCGCCGATAGCGATCTGTGCGGAGCGTCGTGATGATCCTGAAACAACAACCCGACCGATGATGTTGCAAATGTCAAGGACATCAATTGAACGAAGTTTTTTTCCTTCGCGTGCTTCCATTACTTTACAAATGTCTGCAATTCCGTCTACCAACGCACCGGGTCCGCTTGCTGTTCCACCGAATGTTTTTAGTGGTGCACCGAATTCGCGAATAAGGATCGTTGAATAGGAGAAAGATTTACCTGTATCAAAATAAGACTTAAGGACGCTGTGTAGTAGCCGTCTCCAACCTTGACGAGAGTCAGGAACAATGATGTCTGCATCGTTTGAACGGTCGTGTGTGATTTTTACATTAGGCAAAACTTTTGGTAGATCATGAATTTTTGCTCGTTCAACGGAGAATCCAACTCCACCGCCAAGCATCAGGTGATCAAAGAGGAACTCAAAATCTTCTACTTTTTCTATGTTTACGAAATAGCAGTTATTCAGTGAAGCGGCATTGAACTGCTTGATCAACGGAGTTCCAAGTTGCCATAGGGCGCGACCAGAGAACGATCCACGCAGGTGAAATACATGGTCAAAAAGTTTTTCTGCTTGATCTTTTGTGAGTGGTGTCCCAATTTCTACTGCACCGTTCACGCATCGCTGTACTGTTTCCAACCAAGTTTCGTTTCGGTTCAACTCTTCAATCCGACGAGAGTATGTGCGTAGGTAGACAACCTCGCCAAGACCGCTGAATCCCCATGGGGGTGTCTGTGTTTTGTATCGGTCTACAAATTCTTGGGATAACAGCGAAGTCATTACATCCTCTTTCGGCGCACTAGGCAATATGGGTGGAGAACAATAGTACAGCACCAAGTATTTTAAGTAAAATCCTAATTACGGGTAAGGT